CGGCGTCAAGAGGTGCTCTTCCGCGAAGGAGGCCGTTCTTACGACCTCAGAGGATTCCATCTTGAGTACCTTCACTGCTCCTCCGAGTGAGAAGCGAGCCAGGAAGCCACCTCGAGAGGCTACCTATAAGAAGTTCGCCGAGAAATGCCACTTCACAACCAAGCCAAACGGGAAGCACGTGTCCACCGGAGGTTCCGCTAAGGTCCTCGGTCTGACCGACTCACGCTTCGAAGAACTCCGTAAGGAGTTCGCTGCGGCCTACCCTAACGAGTTTGCGATCCTCAACGAGTACGTGGAGGACAACGACATCCGCTTCGACGAAGTCCCTGCTGACGGAGCTGCGTTTTACAAATGCGGCCGTTCCAAGCACAGGGAGTATCAGCGCAAGCTTAAGCTCCCCTCCGAGAACAGGATGAAACTCGCTAAATACGCCGCCCCAAATTTGTTTGACTCGGATGGGAACCCAAAGTACGAGTTCCCGAAGATGGATAACGCGACTTTGGTCAAGTCGGTTACGACCACCATGAACGCGTACATTGGCATGACCGAGAAAGGCCACGAGCTGATGAAGCGGGCAACTCCTGAATTCATGGACGCTGTCCTTGAGGAGAATCCCTCCTCCCCCTTCGATGTCCCACGAACGCCTGACGCGTTTATTGCTGACGTCAAGGAAGTGATGAAAGGAGCTAACCGCGACGCCAACACTGGCATGAGCGCCGCTTACGGTAAGACGTTGAAAGACGTTGAGAACAACGGCAGGATGGAAGACTGCTGCTCAGTCGCCTGGGCCAGGATGAAGCTTATTCAGTTCTTCGTGGAGAAATCATCTCCTGAGGAGTTTGAAAAGCTCTCTCCCACGCAGATCGTCCTGCTTGGTCTCCGCGATCCCTGGAGGATTAGCACTAAGCCCGAAGGCAACGCTCGCAGGAAGCTCGACGAGGGCCGCCCACGAACCATCATGCACCCCAGCTTGGTGGATACGATCGTGGACAAGGTCATGTTCAAGAGAGCGAACTCCGACGAAGTGGATTGCTACCCTTTCCTGCCGATCGCGGTAGGAATTGGCATGTCCGACTCGAAGATCGCCCAGATCGGAGGTGAGTTCCAGAAGGAGCTCAAGAAGGGCAAGTTGGCTTGCTCTGACCTCTCCGGATGGGACTTTCACGTCACGGGTGAATGGATCCACCTCGACGCTGAGAAGCGTTGGAACCAAGCTGGAGCCAAGCCCAAAGACGAGAACGTCTTCAGAATGTTTGCCAAGATTCACTCGGCCAAGGTCGTCCATGACATGGAAGGTAAGCTGTACACGCAGACCTTCGACGGCTACCAGGGATCGGGGGTGATTAACACCGCCTCCACGAATTCCTTCAGCCGCTCCACCATGTCTAAGATTGCTACGGGCAATCCCCGGCACTTCACCAAAGCCGCCGGCGACGACTGTATTGAGGCTCATGATGAGGCAATCAAGGATGCCATGCCCCACTTCGGACAAGTCCTGAAGGAATTCGCCCCGTGCGAAAAGATCCAGGACATCAAGTACTGCTCGAATCGCTTTGACGTGGAGAACGGGTCCGTGGTCCCCATCTACGACAATGACGAGAAAGGTCTCGTGACGGTTCTCAACAACGGAGAGCTCACTGAAGACCAGTTGGCCAGCTACGAAGGGGTTCTGAAGAGACGCCCCGATATCATGAAGACCATCAGGGAGATCGGAGCTCCTGAGGATGATCTCGAGCGGCTGATCAAGCAGTACGAGCAGAAGGCGCAGAAGACGACTCAGACTAAGAAGGAGGCTTGCAAGCCCCCTACTGGGTCAGAGAGCTCAAGGACTCCGCCTGGGAACGCCCAGTCGTCGAGTCCTCGCCGCGACAACACGGCTAAGAATGCCAACAACAAGGGGAAGGGCGCTAAGAGAAATCCTCGCTCGAAGCCTCCGCCTCAGAACCGCGGTAGCCGCTCGCCTTCACAGGCTTAGAGCCGCCTTTGAGCACTTACCCTCTGCGCGAAAAACTAAAACTAAAGAGTTGTTCTAGCAGTACGCACGAAGGGCGGTAGCCCAGACTGTTAGTGAATTGACACGGAC